ATAATTGATTGTACATTACCGATAACAGATATACTAGGCCAAAATGGCACAGTCTGTCCACTAAATAAGACTTCAAGAACAATGCCTAGAGCGATAAGTGAAACACCTACATCTGCTAGAGCTGATGCCCAAGACTTTATTTTAGTTATAATTTCCATATAGTTTCTCCTTTATATGTTTGATATCTCAAACTCTTTCATAATCAATTGTATTATTTATATTAAAAAGGGGTTAGATATCGTAAACCTAACCCCCATATAAAGAAACAGGTGGAGAGATTAATCCTCTTCTGCTAACTTTGAGAAGTAATCAAGTGTATCATCACCGTCATCCTCTGCAATAGTGTCATCAGCAACCGAAGTAGAATGTGTATCTGCTGTTTCTGTTTTCACAGGTTCTGATACTGTCGGTGATGTTGGTGGGTCCATTACATCTTCAGCAGTACCTGTGTTTCGTACACCACTTAGAACTTTATCAAGTTTCGCTTTTAGCTCATCATAAGATTTAAAGTTCTCTGGTGCAAGAAATGGTTTTAAAGGATATTGTTTATCCCAAACTTGTTCAATCGCTTCATCATTTTCTTTAATAGGTGAAGGACTATCAAACTCTGATTTATCATAATTCCAGTAACCATCAACTTTTCTGATTTTCAGTTTAAAGTTTGCACCTTCCCAGAAGTCAAATGGGTTGATAGGTTTCTCATCTTCAAATTCAGGTTTCATCGCCTCGGTAATCTTATCAAAGATTTTCTTACCGAACTTAAATAATTTAATTTGACCTTCGTTTTCAGGATGTTTAGAATCATTGATAACTAGAATATTTGCAACATAAGATAGTTTTCTTTTTCTCTTTCTTGCAATCTCTTTATCAGCCTCAACGCCAGAGTTCCATAGTAAACTATTAGATTCACTAACTGGATCTTTCTTGTTAAGAGTAGTTAAACTGTTCTCAATAAACCAGCCACCAGGACCTTGAAATGCATGAGACCATAGTCTTGACCATGGCAAATCTTCATTCTTAACTGCTGGTAGAAATCTAAAAACAGCATACCCATTACCTGATTTATCTAATTCTGGTTTCCAGAATCTATCATCAGCATATGAGTTTGATTGTTTTTGAGGTTCAGCAACTTTGTTTAGTTCGCTGACTAGAGTATCTAGATTTGATTTTGAGCGTTTTAACGCTGCAATACTTGTATTCATATTATATCTCCTTGTATGTATAATTGTATTCGTATGTGTCTGTATAAATCGACATTATTATTTATAATGCTTAATAGGTGGGACTATGGATTTACCCACAAGACAGCGACAAGATACCATTTCTATATACGCCATCAACCAGTTTCTCTCTGTCGAGAATGTGATTCATAACTGGTAAGGTTACAAACCTGGGGACAACCCCTAAACTGTCAAGTTCGAGCCTCTGGTAAAGCCCTCTTCCTTGCACTATAAAAAGAAAGTAATTAGTTTTCTTTTGCATTAACTATATTATAACATCTTTTGATGCTTTTGTCAAGCACTTCAAGCTGTTTTTTTAAACTTTTTATCTTATAATCTCTAACTTCAATTAGATGTTTTAATTTACCGATTTCTAAATTAGAATCCATTATTGAATGTTCTGCCGTAAATCTTGCTGCTTCGTCTGCCATTTTAGTCCTTTCTCGTAACTGCCGATTCTTTGAATAAGTTACAGTTGTATGACATTGTTCTTCTTGCCTCTTCGGTACCGTTAAATGGATATACACCATGTAATAGAGTATATGGAAAAACATAGAACTCACCTGGTTTAGCATCTACTGCTAATTGTGAAACTGAAATAGGTGATTGGTCGCCACCAGTGAATTGTAACCAACCATTTGTCGGATCATTTTCTTTAGAAGCTTCGATACCATATGTGCTTGGTCTTTTTAAAACAAATACTGAAGATAGTCCTAAGTCTGTCATTTTACTAGAATGAAAATGTAAAGGATTATACTCTCCTGCATACATATCGTTTATCCATGCGTTCTCTGGTAAACAAACCCAAAAAGGTTTCTGTGCTAGTTCTAGATACTTCTTAAAACAACCTAGAAAAGTGCCTTTCATTTCATCTGTGAGTATGGCATTAACTAATTTTTCTTCTTTAATTTTACCAGCAAGTTGACTATTATGATATGGCATTATCTCTTTACTTTCATCATATGCTTTATTTAAATCATCTACTAATCTCATAGGTAAATCAAATTTTGCTATTGTGGTGCCTAATACCATATGTGATATTTTTACATCTTTTATTTCTTCCATTATATCTCCTTTAATTTTTTCTTTAATGTTAATTTAAACTTAGTAATATTATACGATAAGAAAGGTCTGTATCTTTTCATTCTATCATTAAGTTTAGGCCATAGTACTGTCTCTGTAATATTCAATGACAAATTTTTTGTAAACTTTAATATATCATCTAGTATTATAAGAGATTCAAAGTTAATCTTTTTTGCTAGAAACATTTTAACTATCGGTGGGTGTTGACCCTTTACAGATAAGTATAGATCATTAAATTTTATATCTTTAGTAGTCATTCTTTCTATTATATAATCTATATCTTGCTCAAAATAGTATTGTAATGATTCTATTTTTTTAGACCATTCTTTGTAAGTTTCATCACCACTTTTGCCAATGATGTCACCAACCCATAAATTAGTATTAGAAACAAAATTACTAAGGAAGTAATCAACAATAGACTTATCGTTATAAGATTTACTAAGCTTATGAAAGAAATACCTATCCCTTCTTTTAGTAAATGTTTCCAGTCTTGCAGTTGTTCTGCCGTTGTGCTTATGAAAGTCATAAGACTGGTTTTTACTTGTGAAGTGGAGTTTAACTGCCAAATAGATTTTATATACTTCAAAACCATTCACTTTTATATTGGTAGTTTTGCTGTCTTTTCTTTCAACATATTAAGATTCTGTGCCTCAAATGCTATCTTCTCTTTGAGATTTTTATTAATCATAGACTTCGTTGTTCCTGGATCTATACCATTATCTGCACAGTATAGTACCACAGCATCTATGTAAGAAATTCTTTTTGTTTTAACTATATCTTCTACTAGTAAGGCAAATTTGTTTGGTGTTATTATCATATGTTTATTATACTATATTATTGTACTATTGTCAAGCAATGCCTGTTTCTGTTGCAAGGTACAGGCAAACCCCTAACAGCTTACGCCGCTAATGCATACTCATTAAAGTTTGCTTTTGTGTTTAGTTTAAAGTCTTTGGACTATCCTCTCCAATACGATTTCTAGTCAGCGGTCAATCCTATTTCGGCCCCTTATAGGTCTATCTAGGATTGGTGGAGCCGCTCGGTACTGCCCCGAGGTCCCTACTGTTTACTCTCATTATCTTCATCAAGAATTTGTTTATTACCTAGTAGTGTTTCATTAAAAAAAGTCCAGTTCAATCCATATCCTAACAAACAGGTTTCGCCTGATTCAGGTATGGTCATCATTAAAGTACCTGAATTTGTTTCTTCATTATATGAGAATGATAATAATCCTAGTAGTTCACCGCTTGGTATAGAAAATTCTCTAACTTCTCCTGCCATCAATGGCACTTCTCCCATTTTATTAGTAGATGTTTGAAACATGAATGATGTTTCGCCACAGAATAGCGGTACGCTTACTTGTTTTAATTGATTCTGATCCCAATGATCTTTAGCATTTAAACTGTTGTAAATGAAACAGAATAGTATAATTATAATTGTTATTTTTAGTATTGTTTTTAATGTGTTACTCATTTTTGATTGTAAAGTTTTTATTGAACTCCCCTATTGCTTCTTTAAGTAAAGGCAAAAAAGGTTTCTTATCTTTTTTAAAAACTTGTACACCACCATCTTCGGTGACTATGAGGATTACTACTTGATCGATTTTACCTGAAAATCTTTCTTCATACATTTCACAATAAGCAGAACCTTGAATGAAATAGTTTTCTATCCATTCTTCTTTTTTCTCTTTCGTAGATGTTTTAAAATCTATGACAGATAACTTGCCTTCATATTCTGCAATACAATCGACACGACCAGCAACACCCCAATTATCACTATAGAGGCCACCCTCTTGCATTACTATATTATTTATCTTATCTAGCTCAGGTTTTAGTAAAGTAAACAATGCGACAGGTAGCACATCTTGTTTAGATAGTTCATCATTGTTTAGATAATCTTCAACTAATTGATGAACTGCTGTACCTCGTTTGGCAGCACTTCTCATTATTTGATTTGCTACATCATTACCTACAGATTCACGCCATTTAATAATACCCTCATTACCTTTTCCAGATAGAACTGTGGTGATAGAAGGATATTTGTTACCTTCTGGTGTTACATAAAATCGTTTACCCTGTATAGTTTGGGTAGTGACATCTGGTAAAGTGAGTTTAGGATTAAACTTAGATAAATCAACATGATTGAATGTTTTCATATCGTACCTATCTTGTAAAAATGTGTTCATTTGATTCATAATATTAGTATAACAGATTTACTTGATAAAGTCAAGCGCTAAATCTAAAGTCTCATCAACTCGTCTAGACCAGCCTTTACCGAAAGTGCTAAAGTTTTTTAAATTTTCGTAGTATGATTGTCTATTGCCTTGATATTCTTCAATCGTATCTTGTAGTCCGTTATCTTCAATATGTTTATTTAACTTTTTTAATGTGTTAGGTCCGATACCGCCATCTGCTACTGTACCGATTTGTGTTTGTAAAAACTTAGCAGCACGACCAGGTCCTGCATTTACTCCGAAGTCAAATACACATAGGTCTAAACCATTAGGTAAGTCATCACCTTTTAGTTTATCCCAATAACCCTTTTTGTATATTGGTGATACATCTTCTACTGTTAGGTCTTTCATATCTTTAGTGCCATTATGCTCTTCATATACTCTTTTAGTTACACCTAGATTTGTTTCGCCACCTGGATCTTTCGGATGGTTTACATAACCACCTTCATGATGTAATATCGCTTCTAAACATTTATTCCAATTATCTTTCATTATGCTCCCCTTGTAATTTCTACAATCTTTTTTACCTGATCCTCAATGACCGCAGCTCTGTTTGGCCAATGAATATATGCTTCAGGTGATTTTGCTAATTTAATTAATAAAGGTATGATAAGTTTTTCTAACTTAGCAAACTTTTCTTTCATCTCTTTATTAATATTATCTTTTCTTAAATCATACTCATCATCTAATTGTTTCTTAGTGATTTCTAATTCTGTTTCATTCTTATCTTTAATTTCAGATTTAGTTGAACTAATTAGAGATTTAATTTGATCTAGTTTGCTTTCTAGTCTACTCACAACTTCGCTTGATACTGCCTTGGCAGTAGATTCTGCTGATTGCTTAACTACAGCTTCTGTAGCTTTCTTATCTGATGATGTAGTCGTTGAAGGTTTCTCTGCAACCGAGGAAAAACCCCAATCACCACTTGTATCAAAACCTTCTAAAAAGTCAAAGTCTGCCATGTATGTCCTTTTGAAGTCCGCGGAACTTCTTTAATGATACCTTATCGGATTGACTACTCAACTTAGTGACCATTTTCTGGCGTGTTGTAGTTTCTCGATAGTATCAGTTATATTTATCTTCCACCGCCTTTTAAGATACGGTTTTTTTGTTTTTTTCTTAATCTGTCTATTTGTGTCTCTTTAACAGTTTTACTGCCGTAGCGTTCTGCTAACGCACTATTTGGGTGTGCTTCTGATATCTTTGAGAACACTTCTTTAAATCCACCGTCAATTTTTGAGTCCATTTGACCAGTTGTTCTCACTATATTCATCTGTGTAGGAGGCAACAGTTCTATATGTTTCTTCTTTTTAAACTTCTCCATTTCAGATATAGTCATTAAATCTTCCCATATCTTATTTGTATTATGGTCTTTAAATCTATATGTTGGCATTTTTATTCCTAACTTTTATACTTATCTTTTACTACGCCATTGATTTTAGAATCATCATAGGCATCTTTTCTAATTGGGTTACCGTCAATAGGTTGCTTAAAACCAAAATGACCATAGTCTCTTGAATCTGGTAATGTTTCCCACCACTTACCATGAAATTCTTTGTTATCATTATAACCATCAGAGCCGCCATCTTCTAAGTAGATGTACTCTTGATGTCTTTTATCAGCATCAAATCTGAATGGCACTTTATCTAATTTTTTACTCTTTACCATATGTCGTCATATTTGCCCATTAACTTTTCGTAGTCTTGTCCTTTAAAAAACTTAGGATTTCTTTTTGCTGTTTCAAATGATGCTACTGTAACAAATATAGCCGCTACAAAAACTAAGTGAGCGATTGCTGTGTATCCAAAGACTGTCCAACTTCCCATTAAAATAGAAAATACAATACACCACATCCAACATAAAACTTGTGTTACCATATGGCGTGTGTTAAAATCTTCAATATGTCGTAGTGGATTTTTATTCCAACCCATAACACTTTCGTAACTCTCGTATATAAATTTTTTCATTGTATCCCTTCGCTAAACCATACTGGTACAGGTCTAGATGTCCACTTAGCAAAATAAGCTTTTGCTTCTATATAGTAGTTTTTATATGACTGAATACTATCACCAGGTACTATGCATTGTGGATAATGCGACATAGCAGGTGGTGGTTCTACCCAACCATTGTCTTGTAAATTATTAGGTGCCTTTCTTAAAAGGTCTTTAAGCAGTTTAATCGTACTGTGTTCTTTTTTATAT